GTATTAGGGTCTTTACCACTTTCCCATGCTTTGCGTTCCTCAGGAGTACTGAATCCACCACCCACTATTCGTGCTAGAAATCCTGTGCCATACTGCGGTGCATATTTATCCCTGATCGCCTGCATTTTTTGTTGATGTATCTCTTCAAGCTTTTGCAGTTGTTCATCGTTATATTTCTTGCTATCTTTCAACGCCTGAAAACGACGTTCTTCTTCTTTTAGCTCCGCCTCTATAAAATTCCCTTTAGCCTTCAAATATTCAATCTCAACCTGAGCCTCTATATCGAGCTGTTCTTTGGCAGCTTCTTCTTTAATTTGCTTTATCTTTTCCTGATGTATTTTTTCAGCCAGCTCAAGTTCAGCCTGAGTATATATCCCACTCGCCTTAATCTTTTCCCATTCTGCTTCTTCTCGTTGAAGTCTTGCCTGCAAGAAATCGCCTTGAAGCTCAAGAAGATTGGCCTGCATCGTGGCAAGATTATACTTTTCCTGGTCATTATATTTTTTATTTATCCGCTCCCGTTCTTGCCGGTAATATTCAGTTATACTGGTTGTATCTGCGCCAACCTTCTCAGCAGCAGCAATTGCTTCAGCCTCTTGCTGTTCATTTCGAGCAAGTTCTTTCTCACGCTCAGTCTGGGCTAAAGATGCAAGCTTGGCCTGGTACTCACTCTCGATCTTCAATCGCTCATTTGCATATTCCTGTTTGATGTTGAGGACATTCAATTCATGCTCTTTATTAATTCGCTCAATTTCATCTTGTGATAAATTCTCCTGAGCAAGAGCTTTTTGCCATCTAGCTTCCTCTTGTTTTAATGCAGCCTCTTCATATTCTCCTTGAGCTGTTAACATTTTGGCATCAAATTCAGCTTGAGCAGCAAGGGCTTCATGATAATATTTTCTTTCAATTGCCTTTCGTTCATCGATATATGCTTGTTGTATTTCTGCAAGAAGCTCCTCATTGCCTCGAGCTTCCTCTTGTCTATCCGCATACCACTTAGCTAAATCTGCCAATTCCGCTTCTTTGGCGGCTCCAATACGCCTCAGCCTGTCAACAGTAATCTGGTGCTCAAGCTCAGCCCACTGTTTAGCCAGTTCTATACGTTCATTGGCGATCTCTCGGTCGAATTGTAAAAGTTGTAATTCTATTGCTTTTTGAGCTTCTGCAGACCTCATGGCCTCGGGCAAATGGGCAGCCAAGACCTCTTGATATATCTTTTTGCGTTCCTCCGCTGTCAATTTAAGGCCAACAGTCTCTTTTTGATAGATATCCATTGCCTTTTGGTAGGCCTCATCTTTTGCTCTGGCCTCCTCGTCCGCTAGTTGTCTTGTCAGGTCTATTCTTATTCTATCAACTTCATTCAAAGCCTCTAAAGTTTTAGCGTAATTTGTTACATATGCATCAAGGTTTTTAAGACGTTGTTCAGTTGTCCAGTTATCTCGCTCAGCTATTCGCTCATACCTTGTCAGCATTTCTTTAAATATCATATCTTGAACCTGACTACGTTCCTGCTCAGTTTTTATCAAACCCTTGACGTTCAAGATGTTATTTTTTATCCACGTAGCAATTTTCTGATGCATACTAATCAGTTCATTTGTAAGTGCTTCCCCTGTAAGTCCTTTTATCCCTTCTGCAAGCTGAGCCTTATATTGTTCTAGCCCCTCCAGAGCTTCTTGAAAAGCCTTATTTGCTTTATCTCCTTGGGCGTCACCCCCGCCACCTTTTTCATCCCTGGGCCCGCCGCCAGTTTGAACCTCCGGTAATTTCAAAGGCTCAAAAAAACCACTGACCTGGTTCTTAATATCTTTCCACAACTTATTGATATCGTTCTTAAATGCTGTAGCATCCCACACCATATCTTTGTAATTTTTAGCGGTTTGTACCCGAATATCCTGTAGGTTATCTACAAAATCTTGCCAAGCGCTTTGAGGCCCCTTTGTAAAGATGTCTTTAATCATCTGCCAAAAAGCCTTAGCTCCTCGCCCAACTCCTTCGAGCCAGTTTTTTATGTTGTGCCACATTGTGCTAAAGTATTCACTAATGGCTTCACCTAAATTTTTCGTAGCATTTTTAAGAGTATTCCAGTTTTCTATTACGAGGCCAACGATACCAGCTAAGGCTAAAAGTCCCATTATTACCCATGTGATAGGACTTGTGACCAGACTAACGAAAGCTGTTGCGAGACCAGTAACCTGGTTTGTTAATCTAATCAACTGTACCGCTGCAATTGCAGCCACCAATCCCGCCAACGCTTGGGCAGTCAATGTAATAGCCCCTGCTAAAACTTGATGGCTTTCTATCCAATCAGTTATCTTGTCTACAATTGTTTTAATGAAACTGTAAAATCGAGAAACAGGTCCAGATATAGCTTCGCCTAGCCTAACCTTAAGATTGTTAACGCTTGTGCTAGTTCCCGCTAAGCTCCCTCCCAAATCATCGGCAAGCCTTTTGGCATCACCTACTTGGTGCCTGGTCTCACGCAATATGCCATTAAAAATGGCCATTCTGACTTGGGCATCATCAGCTGCATTTGCTAGCCTGTTTGCGCTAATGCCAGCTTCTTTTAACATAACAGATAAATTTTTAGTAACTCCAGCATTATCGACCAGGATCGAATTTCCATTTTTAATACCTTCAGTTGCTGTCCGAACAGCTTCACCAAATTCTAATGTGCCCTGACGACCAAAGGCAGCTGCATCCTTTAATCTTTCCATTATAGTTATTGATTGTTCAAGGTTAAAACCTGTTGCTAAAAGGTTCTTAAGACCTGTTGCGGCGTCTGAAAGGGGCATTAACCCGTCAGAAGCGAGATCTTCTGCTGCTTTTCTGACTTCATCTAAATCCTCACCGGCACCTGCAGCTACACTTCCTAGTCCCATCATAGCATTTCTATATTCAACAGTCGCAGATATGGAATCTTTTATAGCTTTTGTTATACCAGCAAAAATTAAGGTAGCAGTAATCCCTAAACGTTTAATTGCTGCCTCCTGCTGTCGAGCCGCTTTTTCAGCTTCTTGCGCTGCACGTCTTGCCTCCTCCGCTGCTTTTTTTCGAGCATCTGCCGCACTGTTTTCAGCCCTAACTATATCGCGCATAGCGTTAACAATCGCTTGCGCCATCTCTTTTATCTCGGACTTTGCACTCTCTATTTCGCTGGAAAACCCTGAACCATCAGCTGTTATTTTTGCCTTGATTTCTCCCGCTTGCACTTTCCTCACCTGCCTCTCTGGTCACAATCTTGATTCCCCAGTCTGCTGCATCTCTGCTGGATAATATCTTCTTAACAAAATTTCTTTCTTTGTCCTCAATCGCCCGATACAAGTTTTCCACAAAACCATCATCGCCTTTTTTCGGATCCATGTACGGATGAGAAACTATCCGCAGCCAGAGCAAATTCTCTTCTGCCTGCAGTTTTGGGATATTGCGGAAATATATAAAAAACCGCCTGACTGGCATCTTCATGAGCTCGGCATCAGAGTCCCCATAAAAACGCCGGTACTTACTCATCATATAGCCAAAGTCTAGCGGTTCTTTTTCGTCTTCTTGGGCGCCGGACTTGGCGCTATTGCGTTTTTTTCCAATTCACCCTGCAAGTCCTGAATAATAAACCCAAGCAAAGCGGTCAGTTGCTTAATAGTCATCGTCTTAATTATTTCTTGTGGCATATCAGGAACCATTGCGCCCAAAAGCTCCATAACACCATCCAAAACATCCTCGTCATCTGTTGCATTATCAATCTTTTCTTGCAGCTTAATCGCCTTGGCATACAGTTCTACGCTAATGTCCTGAATCTCATATGTTTCACCTTTATACTTGATTTTACCTGGTTCCGTCGCAAAAGCGTCAAGGTCTAAATACCGCTCATTTGCCATATAAGTCACTCCTCGTTTTTGATATTGAAAAAAGGCGGGGTTGCCCCCGCCTCTTAGTCCTTGCTGTCCACAATAGTGCCCCACTCTTCGCCTTCTGGCTGCGTCATGTCGGGGAGTATTTCAAACTCCACAGGAATCACGACCTCACCATTTTTAACGTAGCTGTGCTCACTTGCACTGACATTGATCGCTCTGTGAACGGTGTAGGTCCTTGTTTTGTACTCGCCAGGTGCAGGACCGATAAAGGTCAGAGTGTGCTCCTCGGAACCATCTTTGACACCCATCTTAAGGGTTTTGGTCCCTTCCACCTCATCCTCTTCAATGGTTCCGCCCCAAGCCAACTTCAAGTTTTCAAGCGTAGCCTCAAGCAAGCTGGTTCTCAGAACACGGGTCTGGTTGACAAGGTGCTTCTTGATCACACCATTGGCTTGGTCGCAAGTGACGTCGTAGAACTCGACAGTGCGGCCCATCACTACGCCGTCCCTTGTCGCACCGACTTCCTGTTCATCAATTTTCAAAATGCCAGCTCCAATGATGATGTTGGCAGTATCAACAGCCATAATTAACCCCTCCTAATTTTGAAATGAAAGTTAAGTGTTATCTCTGGCCGGCCATTTTCATCCGGCCCTATTGGTGTTGGTTCATGCTCTGCTCTTGCCAGATAGACCCAATAACCGCCAATAGCAAAGTTAGATTTGGCATGGAGCAAGCTATATATTCCCTGCGCTCGCTCCATAGCTACTGGATAATCCATAGACCTGACTAGCACCTGACACGTAGGATCTCTAAGAGGCACCTCAATATCAGGGGCATATCCTCCAGTATCGTATACAGTAATACAATCATCAGGTTCAGGAGGTTGGAAGCTAACAAAAAGGTCTTGGCCAATTTGACCAAGGCCGTGAGCTTGCAGGAAATTAGCAAGATCGATTGCAGTCATCTCAACGCCTCCTTTACCTTTTCTGCAATATATTCTGCGTATTTCTTGCTATATTTTTTTACCGGCTGTTCTAAATATTTGCGTCCAGGTTTCATCCCATCCACCATTGGCTTCCGTGACGTAATAGGGCCAGGCTTGTAATTCTCTTCATGCCTCCGCAAGGCGTATGGAGTACTAAATGATACTGTGCCCTCTACAACAGTTCCATGTCGCTCTACTTCACGTGTTCCCGTTGCCATAAGGTCACCTGTCAGCTGTGGCGCCAAAGCAGTGGACACTCTCAAAAGATCCGCTGTGACCTCCTGCATCCCAGCTTCAGCTGCAGCAAGAGCCTTCTCATTGCCACTGTCAAGAGCGGCAAGCACTTCCTCAACACCAGTCAAATCAAATTTGATATTCAGCAACCTGCTCACACTGACACTTCCCTAAAGTACACTTCCCCATCAAGAGAAGGTACTTCTGAAATAGCAATAACTTCCCAATCCTTACCGTTGATGTTAATAAGATCCCCTGGCTGCACAGGCTCCGCGCAAAAGGCCCTAGCTTCCGATACTACCTCCTGCCCTTGGGCATTACGTACAAGCCGCCTCTTGCCCTCCCAGCGCACCTTTATGGGTGTGCTAGCGGTCTTAGGCTTACCATACACATCTCTACCTTCTGTGCGCTTCCAGACGGCTTCCTGGTTGCAGTATCCTTCTATCATCGGATGCTCACCGCCCCCAAAAGGTAAGGCTTGAGCAATTCATACCCCTCGCTGCTGTGGAGCTTCCCTGCCTTCGCCTTGCGGTCGTACTCTTCGGATAGCTCTCCGATCCGCAGACTAACCACGCCCTGTTCCTGCGCCTTTGCACGCGCAGAATTGCCATGTTCGAGTAACGCTAAGGCCTCCTCGCATTGAGCGGCCTTAACAGCCTCAGGAATCCCTCCTGGCACTCTGGGAAACTGCAAGGGCTGCTCTGCGCTTTCCTTGCATCCTGTAAAAGCAAGTCTATCTATTTTTCTACAGGCTTCTTTGAGGGCTTTTTCGCGGGTCGTTTCGTTTGCTTCGTCCCACTTTTCGCTGTAGAGTTTTCCCCCGAAGTATTCATTTGCAAATTCGAGATCGCAGTAGCTGTTGATTCCGACTTCAAGCACGGAGGATCCACCTCCTCATATTCAGGAGAACGGGAGAGCCGTTCTGCCAACTCTCCCGTTACCTCCCAAATTAATCCTGTTGTCCTATTCTTTACCCACATATATAACACCCGCTAACTATGCGCTTTCCTTATCAGCCGTCAGCACAGCAATGGCCTCAGGACGTACCAGTTTCGCCCCATAGAGGTGGAGACCCTTCACAGCATCAGCGAACCGCTTCTCGGGACGGTACGCCTCGACCTTGTTAATCTGCTCAGCATAGGAGATAGCCATTGAGTGACCAGCAATAATTTTGTATTTTGCACCGCTGGTATTAGGCACGTTGTGAGACTGCAGTACGGTAAAGCCAGCCGCTTTGCCAACTTCACCATTTCTCAGTCCATCAGTAGTCCCAGCCTTGCTGGCATCGATGAAACGGTCGTCTTTAAGCAAAGTGCCATAGAACCACGGAGGCACAACCACCCAGCGGCCATCAGTCGGCACTTTAGCATCCGTCAAGATTACCGCAAGGTCTACCAACAGTTCGTAGGCGTTAGTCTTATCCACTTCCACGGGCGTTGTATCGTTCCCTATAGTGTTGCCGACAGCCACCCCGGTATACAGCCCGGCAATGTACTGGTCTGCATCATCACGCAGAGCATAAGCAGCCTCCTGCATGGCTGCATCCATAACTTTCGGATTCTGCTGCGCCCGATCAATATCGTCGACCTGGAAGTTGAAATACTTCGCTTGGTCGATAGTAAGCACAGTTTGATCATCGGCCAGAGTTTCAGGATCGCCAATATTGGTGTTTTTCGTATAGGTTCCAACGGTAATCGGGCCAATGCTGTTAATCCGTACTGTATCGCCCATCTGCCGAATTTCGCCTTCATAATCTTTATTAACTATGCCTTCCTGTCCATAAACCAGTGACTTCTTCAAAGATACCAGGAGCCTTGCACTCCAAATTTCTGGAATGAAGTTTTCAAGAGCCATTTAACATCATCCTCCTTATTTAATTCCTCCTTCGGCCATCTGTTTCATAATGGCCGCCCAGTTTGTATCAATTTCTTCAGGTGTCATTTTTTGAATTTGCTCTCTGGTAAACACTTGGATTTGATTGCTAGCGTTAGCTGGATTCGTGCCTCCCCCTACTTTACCGGAATCTCCAAACAGGTACGGGTCACTCTTCTGGAGCTCTTTCAGTTGGTCGTCCAGCCCCAGCAGGTTGTCATCGTCCTGCTTGACTTTCTCCATATCAAGCAAGGCCTTTACTGCTTTGATGTTTTTAGCTTTAGCTTTAGCTAATGCTCTTTCTATGGCAAAATCAAGCTTCATCTGTGACATCTTTGCCTGCCATTCTTCGGCGGCCTTCTTGTTCTCGGCTTGCAAGGCCTCAATCTGCTTTTTGAGCTCCTCGCTGTTGCCGGCCGCCTGCTTCAGTTGCTCCAGCTGCTTGTCCC